CACGTACTCCAACGCCTTAGACAAAAGGCGCGATCTCGTCGATTTCGCTTTCAGAAATTACATGAGCATAATCGAGCAGCGTCTTTCATTCCAAGACTTCACATCACTTGGCAACGAAGTGAAATTCGATCTCGATGACTTCTTGCGCGGCAATCCACACGAGCGCGCGCAAGTGTACGAAATACTCAACAGAATCGGCGCGATGAGCGTTGAAGAAATCAGAGAAGAAGAGGATATGTTGCTATGAAGCTAACTACACCAATGACGATCACAGCTGCGGATTCGGAAACTCGAATCATCACTGGACGCATCGTTGCATTCGAAGAGCAAGCCAATGCTTCAACCGGCAAAGTCATCTTCGCAAAAGGATCAATCAAGCCATCACCGGTCAAACTCAATCTTGAACATGATCGCACTCGACCAATTGGCAAGACTCTCGATATGACTCTCAACGAAGATTCAATCGATGCAAGCTTTAAGATTTCAAATACCACTGCCGGATCAGACGCAATCGCTGAAGCTATGGATGGACTCCGTGACGGATTCTCCATCGAATTAGCCGTGGACGAATATGTCATGGAAAAAGACGGCACGATGCGCGTTCTCATGGGAGAGCTCACAGGCGTCGCACTTGTCACAGAGCCAGCCGTGCGATCTGCGAGAGTCTCAGACGTCGCAGCTACAGAAGGCGAAGAGGAAACACCAGAAGATTCTGATTCCACCGTGGAGTCGGATGTAATACCAACAGAAGGAGACGAAGTGGAAAACACCGTCACAGACGCTTCAGCCGTGGAGACGGTAGAAGCCGCTCAGTCAGTTACAGCCAACTCAAAGCCAATCGGCGGATTCACATCAAAGCCACGTTCACCAATCACGACCGGTGGCTCATATCTTGAACACACAATCAAAGCAAAGCTCGGCAACGAAGATTCTCGTCAATATGTATTAGCTGCGGATGATTCATTCACAACTAATCCAGCTTTTTCACCGGTCTCTTATGTGCGCGACGTTGCACAGAATACAAATTCAGATCGTCCAGTGATCGAAGCTTGCGGCGGTACTCGTCCGCTTAGCACTTACGGAATGACAGTGTCGATTCCTAAGATCACAGCTAATTCGACTGCGGCTACAGTGGCAGAAGGCGGAGATCCAACAGGAACAACCGCGATTACTTCCAGCTATGTGAATGCAACCGTCATCAAAAAAATGGGCTTTCAACGCTACAGCGTCGAGCTCCTTGACCGATCAGATCCGAGCTTTTATGAAATTATGCTTGCAAATTTACGCGATGCGTATGCTCAGGCAACTGATCAATACGTGATTGCACAGATCACAGCTGGCGGCACACAGGCAACAGCTACAGCGGCCGATTCAGCTGGCTTAATTTCATTCGTATCTACAGAAGCTCCAGCTGCATACACAGCGACAAAGCGCACAGCTAAGTCATTCGTATCAGGCACTTCCATCTGGACAACTTTGCTCGGCGCAACAGATACAACAGGCCGTCCAATTTACAACGCTGGCAATCCTATGAACAATGCCGGATCTGCGATGCCAACAAGCATTCGTGGAAACGTGCTTGGACTCGATTACTATGTCGATCCAAACATGGTCAGCACTTCAATCGATGAGTCAGCATTCATCATCGAGCCACGTTCAATCGAAATTTTCGAATCTCCAGCTTTAACATTGGCCACAAATGTGCCAACGACAGGCGAGATTGAAATTTCACTGTACGGTTATATTGCAGCGCAAGCCGTCTTTGCAGGTGGCCTACGTCGCTTCAACCTAACTTAATCCACAACAATCATCGGCCGTCGTCGCTCCCGAAGGCGGCCGAGCAGTAGAAAGGGAAGAGCTCATGCCGTCAATCATTACAGCGTCACAGCTGCGATCCGTCCTTGGCGTGAGCTCTTCTCTCTACAATGATGCTTACTTGGAGCAAATTATCGACTCAGCGGAGAATGTAATTCTGCCGCTGCTTACTCAGAATCAAGTGGCAGTCGATTCATATAAGCTCGAATCAAATGTGGCGTACTTCTACACAGCACGTCCACACAATTTCGTCATCGGTCAATCGGTCGTCGTAGCCGGCTTGCCAGCACCATTTTCAGCGACTCACACAGTCGTGACAGTCTCGGACTATTACTTCACGGCATCTCTTACAAATGCAGACGTCACAGTGCGTCCAATCATCCCTAACGGCACAGCCACTCTTTCCGGATATGGCGCAGCGACTTTATACGCAGCGACTCCGGCAATCGAGAGCGCGATGTACGCCGTATCTATTGAAATTTTCCAGAGTCGCACAGCTGCCGGCGGCCAGATTGAAGGCGTGGACTTTACCGGTACGCCTTACAGGATGGGGCGCAGCTTAATGAATCGCGTGTCATCTTTACTTCAGCCGTATCTCGATGTCGAAACCATCGTGCAATAGTGCCAGCTTCATCAATTGCCGTCGATGTCCGTGGATTATTAAAGACTCAACTCGCATCGATCACAGCCAACGTCTATGACGTGATTCCAGAGTCGCCAATCGTGCCATTCGCAGCGGTGCTCCCAATGAATCCATATCTCGAAATCGAAGTATTTACAAAGACAGCGGTGCGCACCAAGGTCAATCTCATGATCGTCGTCGGCGTCGCTTCGTACTCGAATGCAGCTTCTCTCGACAATATCGAACAGCTCATCATCAGCATTCTGGCCGCTCTGCCGGCTGGATACGAAATCGGCAATATCTCGAATCCGACTCCGCAGCTTCTCGCTTCGGGATCAGAAATCTTGGCAGCTGAAATCGAAGTCACGACACGTTACCAACAAACCAACTAAGGAGAAAAAATCATGCCAACGACCGTCATAACAGGGCGCGATCTCGTATTGACGATCGCGACCGTGAACTACGATGCGCAAGCGACATCGGCAATCCTTTCAAACTCACCAACAATCGACACATATCAAACACTCGATGGCAAGGCATACAAGCACATCGATGATCAATGGACTTTCGATCTTGAAATGCTTGCAGACTGGGGCGTCGCTTCATCGCTTTGCGAAGCTCTCTGGACAGCTTGCGAAACTGCACCAAATACAACTCTCGCGGCTTCTCTTACAGCTGCAACCGGAGCGGTCTTTGCATTCAACGTCTTGCCAGTATTTCCAAGCGTCGGCGGTGCAGCACCAAGCGCGCAGACAGTATCGCTATCATTCACAGTAGTAGGCGTACCAGCCGAAAATTTCTCATAAAAAAGAATCGGGAGCAAAGAAATGAAACTACCAATCACAATTCAATATCAAAATGGCGAGGAATCTACTTTCACAGCCGCTCCACCGGAGTGGATGAAATGGGAGCAGAAGACTGGCAACACCATCAGCCAAGCGCAAGACAAGATCGGCGTCGCAGATCTTCTATTTCTGGCGTATCACGCCATGAAGCGCGAAGCTGGTGGCAAGCCAGTCAAGCCATTCGAAGCATGGGCAGAAGGAGTCTCAGACATTCAAGTCGGTGACTCCAGCCCAAAAGCTACAGCGTCGGAAGCATAAATCGATTGCTCTGGGAACTGGCCATCGCGACAGGTCAGTCTCGGAGCGAATTCGAAACAGCTGAAGACGTACACACAGCAATCGAGATTCTGGAGAAGAGAAATGGCGCAGCTGAGAGGTAAGGCCGGTCAAGGCAAATTCGCCATCGAAGTCGAGCCCTATGAGCTGAAACAGCTTTTCTCTTTGCTTGCAGCTTTGCCAAAAGAAGCGCAAGATGAAATTCGAGATCGAGCGCAATTTCTATCCAAGCGACTAGCTGGTCAGCTTCTCATGTTCGGGCAAAGTGCTCCAGCTCCACAGACTCGTCTAGTGCTACAGACAATTTCAACTCCACGCGATCGTCTTATTCGCGTCGATGTCGGTGGATCAAAGAAAGTCGGCCGTCGATATGGCGGTGAAACTTCAAAGAGCGGAAAGAGCAAAGTGCGCATGAGTCAAGCTCCAGCCGGTGCTCTTCTATGGGGCACAGAATTCGGCGGTCATGGCGGAGAAGATTCCATCGGTCGCAGATACACCAATCGATTTAACACTCCACCGAAGAAGAGCGGATATTGGATCAATCCGACCGTCGATTACTACGTGCCAGTAGTGGCGCGAGAATATAGCCAGCTCATTCAAGACGTTTCAAAGAGAGTAGGGCTTGCGTAATGGCCGGAATTCCAAAAGTCAAAATTACGTTCGACGCGGATCTCGATGAATTAAAAAAGGGAGTCAAGAGCGCGACGACTGAAGTCCAGAGCTTCAGCGATCGCGCGGCAGACTTCGGAAAGAAGGCGGCTCTCGCATTCGCAGTCGCCGGAGCAGCCGTCACTGCATTCGCCGTCTCAGCCGTTAAAGCTGCGGCACAGGATGAAGCTGCACAGAAGAAGCTCACAGATACAATCAAAGCGACCACCGATGCCACAGCTCAACAGATA